GCGGCGCCGGATTGGAATAGATCGCGCCCAGCACCACGCCGTCTTCCACCCCGTGCCCAAAGAGCGCTACGATCACATGCTCGTCAAGGTCCGGCATCCAGTACACCTGATCGGCTTTCGTCTTGTGCGTCACCACCGGCAGCCACCAGGAGACGACCGGCTGGTTCTGGCGGTCGAGCAAGTCGGGAAACTGCACCCGCACGCGAGCGCGCGACGGGTCCTGCGCCACCACGAAGCCCAACCGGATCATCGGACCCCTCCACGCCGAGGCTTGAACGTCGCGCCCAGGCGGGCCTCGACCGAGGTCTCATACCCCCGGCTCCGCGTCACTTGGTGCCGGGCCGTCTCGATGTAGTACGTGCCGTCCAACGTGCCCCAACCGGACAAGCCCACCGTGAGGCCGGCCAGCAAGCGCGGCTCCCCCGGCAGCGTGAGCCACAGCCGGAACCGGTCCTTGTTCACCTCGGCCAGGGCCGCATCCGCCACGGCGTCGGCTTGCGCCTGGTTCTCCACCCGCACGTTCAACTTCAGGACGTCCGGTTTGGGACCCGCGTCTCCCAGCGCCGCCGACTGATGCGCGGCGTCGGCGGGATCGCCCTGATCCGGGTCGTGGTAGGCGACCTCGGCCGCCTGCACGGCCTTCGTGAGGCGCTCCTGGATCGAGTACCGGGTCACCTGCTGGGGCGTCAGCGTCAGGACCGGGGGCTGTTGTTCGTCCGGCACCTGGAAGATCAGCCGGTCTTCCTTGATCGCGAGCCCCAACCCCCATTGGCCCGCGAGCCGGCGTAAGAAGGCAATGTCCGTCTCCTCCTGCTGCGACACGCGCGCCAGCGGGATGTCCAAGCCCGGACCGGCTCCATAGATGCTCAGCCCGTGGAGATCCGCCAACTTCTTCGCAATCTGCCGGAGCGTCAGGCCTTCGTAGCTATCGGTGTGCGCGGTGCGGAGCGCCTGTGTGATCCCCGTCACCAGCGCGCGGATCGTCACCGTGTCCGGCGGGCCGGCATATTCGATCTCGTCCACCGTGGCCGCCCGCCACTGATCCATCATCCGGCCCCCGACATACCCCAGCAGGAGCTTCACCCGCTCGCCGCCCTTCGGCCGCCAGGTCCGGTTCCAGCGGCCGGCGCTATTCTCAAGCTGGATCTCCACCTGGTCGCTCTGGCCCTCATCATGATCGGTGTAGCTGGCGGAGAGCAGCATCGGCGCGAGATCCCGCGAGACATCTTTGCCCTCGTATTCAATACGGACGAGGGGCGTGAGGACTGTGGCTATCTCAGCCATGGCGGCACCTCCTCCACAGTCTGTTCCGCCTCGATGATCGGCACCGTGAGCGTCCGGCGTACCGTGAAAATCGGGACCGGCACGCCGATCGCCGCGGGCGGATTGGCCCGCAGGAGCCGCACATAGCCGAACGGATCGCCGTATTGCCGGTGGGCAATCACGTCCCACCGATCGTCGGGGAGCACCTCGATGGTCAGGCTCTCGCTCATCGTTTCTTCACCGCCGGCGCCGGTGGTTTCACCGGCGGCCCGTCATACTCTTTGAGTTGCAGGTCCAACTCCATCTGGATCGCGCGCCCGTCAGCCTGGGTCACCAACAGGCGTGTGGTGAGATCCGTAATCACAAAGGTCCCGACTTTCTGTCCGGTGCCCCAGATGAACGGGAGCGCCTGGGCCTTCTTGGCCGCCTGGCGCAACTTGGCCAACTCGACGTCCGGGTCGCCCAGCGCGCGGGAGAGTTTCACGGTCAGGGGGAACTCCCGCAGCTTCGGGCCCGTATACTGGAGCACCGGCTTGCGCCCGATCAGCTCGTGCTCGGCGAAGGTGAAGCCTTCGGCCAGCTCGGCCTTGGTCACGGCCGGGATCAGCAGCTCGAAGGCGATGTCGCCGAGGGTCGCCCAGGCCATCAGTAGTTCCCGCGCGCCCGTCGGCGCTGGGCCTCCTCGATCAACCGGACCAGGTCGTCGACATCCTGGCGCATCTGGCCGTGGAGCGTGTCGCGCAGCGCCCCGGCGCCGGCCGGCGCCCCCGGGCCGATGGTGATCGTCGGTGCGTAGTGAATCGTAATCGCCGAGCCGGCGCCGGCCGGCGCGCCACTGGCGGCGGCCCGGATCACCGCGCCGCTGTCGATCGCGCGCGGGCCGGCCAGCCCGGCGCCGACGGCGCCGGGCGCGAGCAGCGGGGTCACCAGCGCGGTGGCGGCCAGCGTACGCGACAAGGCCGACACCAGCGGCGCCGGCCGGACGGTTTCCGCGATCGTCTCGATCAGTCGAATCCGGTGCAGATCCTTCAGTGGCCCTTCCTTCGCCGGTGAGGAGGGCAGGAGCGCGCGTATTCGCCCGGCCAGCCCCTTCACCGCCTCGTAGGGCTTCGTGATCTTGCTCATCATGCCCTGCCAGAGACTCTCCATGATCTTGGCCCCGGCGGCCAAGAACCGGACCGGCAGGTCGACCAGCGCGGCCAGCATCCGCATCACGCCGCGCCCCCACCGCACCCCCAGCGCGTCGCCGGCGCTGCCCAAGCCCTCGACAGGAGCCACGATCCACGTCAGCAGATTCCACAGCCAGCGGAGCGGCGTCAGCACCCAGGCGAGCACCGTCCCGAGCCCTCGGAAGAGCGGGAGCAGTGGCGCAAAGGCCGGTGCGAACTCGGCCGCCCCCTCCCGGAGCCCGCGCCAGAATCCTAGAAAGAAATTCGCGAGCGGCTGCCAGAATTTCCAGATCAGCAGCGCGGCGACCGCCACCCAGGTCAAGGGGTTGGCCAGCAGCGCCCTTGTCCAGGCCAGCGTGGCCTGCGTCGCCCCCCAGGTGGCCAGGGCCGCCGCCTTCAGCGCCGAGACCATGCCGCTGCCCGCCGCCTTGGCCAGATGGCCGAGTCCCGACAGGGAGAACACGTTGGCGCGAATCCAGCCCCAGGTGGCGGTGGTCCAGCCGATCAGGGCGGTGGTGGCGCGGGCGATCGCGGAGGTCAGCGTGGTCCCCATCGTCACCGCCTGCGCCTTCCACCACGATAAACTGAACAGCGTGGCGCGGGCGGAGGCCCACTGGGCCACGGTCCACCGGGCCAGGGCCTGGCCGCTCTCGAGCAGCGCGGCCTTGAGCCGATCGGCCTGCAGGCCGATCCAGGTGCGCAGTAAGCTGAGGGTGGACTGGGTCGTGGGGAACAAGGCGAGTTGCTGGCCCTGCAGCGCGACCTGGGCGCTCACCAGGCGCAGCAGCGCGGCCCAAGCCGACGAGGCGGACGCGGTGAGGACGCCGAATCCACGGCCCAGGAGGCCGAGTCCGGAGAGGGCGGCCGATGCGACATGGGCCAGGCCAGACAGGGCGAGGCCGAGCGCCCCCACGGCGAAGGCTGCCCCGGCGAGCGCGACGGCCCCGAGCCCCGCCCAGCGGGCCAGGGTCTGATGCGTCTTGACCCAGGCGTCCAGCCGGGCCGACAGGTCCCCGAACCAGTCCGTGAGGCGCTTGAGCTCCGGCGCAAAGGTCCCGGCGAATGAGGCCAGGGCATTGGTGAACGTCCCCGTCGCCGCATCCCAGAGATTCCGCAGGGTGCCGAGCACCAGCGCCGTGCGTTGAGTGAGGTCCGCTTGCTCCGCCATGCGCACCGTCATCTCGCGATAGCCCGCCACCCCCTTCGTCATCAGGATGGCGGCTTCCTGCATGTCCATGCCGGGACCGAACAGCGCCTTGAGAATCTCGTGTTGCGCGGGCGGCGGTAGGGCGTGGAGTTGCTCCAGTTGTCTGATGAGCTGCTCAGGCCCGACCAGCCGGCCGGTCCGATCCAGCATGGACAGCGTCACGCCGAACTCGGCGGCCAGTTCGTTGGCCTTCTCCAGCTTGGCGGAGTCGGCCAGCGTGTTCATGAGGGCGGCGAAATTGGTCCCGGCCCGCTCGCCACCGAGGCCGGTCTTGATCAGCATCGCATAGATCGCCGCCATGGACTTGGAGGTCTCCAGCCCCTGGTACCCCGCCAGCTTGAGCGCGCCAGCGGACCGGGAGAAGGCGGTTTCCATCTCCCGCAGATCGACCCCCAGATGCGCCGTGCGCTGGATGGTGTCGATGAAGCCCAGCATGTCCTGGTCCGCGATCCCGGTCGCCTCCTTGAGCTTGGCGGCCACCTCGGCGGTCTCTTCGTAGGGCCGCTTGAGGACCACGCCCAGGTAAGCGGCGGCCTCGCCCACGCCGCCCAGCAGGGACTGCTCGGTGATCCCCAATTGGATGAGCTTGGCGAACATACTCTGGAAATCGGCGGTCGTGCCCGGCAGCCGATTGCCGAGCGACATGGCCAGGGCATCGATGCGCCCGAAGTGTTCGGAGACGGCGCCGGTGGACTTCATCAGGGTCATCTGGAGGCGGGTGGAGGCGTCTTCCAGGTCGGCAAACGCCTGGACCGGTCGCTGCAGGGCGCCGACCGTCCCGAAGCCCAGCGCGGTGGCCTGCCGGCCGAAATGCGCGAGCGACTCGGCGGCCTGCTTGCTTTTCTCCTGCAGGCGTGTAAAATCGGTGAGGGCCTTGCCGGTGGCGCCGTGGATGACCGAGCTCATCCGGTCGAAGGCCATCAGGGTCAGGGCTACGGTAAAGGCATTGTTCGCCATGGCTCAACTCTTCAAGACGCTGTCCGCGTGCGGCAGTCTCGTACTGCTCGTCCTCACGCTCGGGGTGAGCGGCTGGGTGCTCCTCACGGAGGGGCCGGCGCCGGCGGGGCTCCTGCTCCTGGGGGTCGGCCTACTCCTCGGTCTGGCCCAGTCGCTCCTGCGCTTAACGGCCCGGCTCTTCGGCTGACCGGGCGATCGCCCGCCGATACTCCACCGCCTGGCGGCACCAGAAGCCCAAGTCCTCGATCCGCATGGCCATCAGCTCGCCGTGACTCCATCCGGTGAGTTCGGCGAGGTGGAGGAGATGGGGGAGGCTGGGGAGAAAAAATCCCCGACCACTGCCTGCTGCAGCGCCAGCACATCTTTCAAATTCATCTCCAGCAGATCTTCGTACACCAGCCGCCGGTCGCCGATCGTCACCAGTTCCGCCATCAGCGCGAAGATGACCTCATCCGGCTGCTTGGCCTTCCGGTAGGCCGCGACCAGATCGCGTCCCGTGCCGTCCCGAATCGTGGCCGTCACCCCCGAGGGCAATTGCTTGTCAGTCATGGGTCCTCCTCGCCTCCTGAAGCCGTTACAGCCCCAGGTTCACCCGGTACTCGGCCAGCAGGTCCTCGCCGTCCACCTTGTAGAGGTTGTTCAGCACGTCGATCTCGAAGAGGTCCTGGCCGTCCACGACCAGCTTGGCGTAGTAGACGTGGAAGGTGCTGTCGAACTCGACGTTGTCCTTGGGCTTGAACGTGCCCATCGGGAATTCCTTGAAGCAGCCGCGCAACTCCGCGCGCACCGGGAGCTGCGCGGTCCGGCCCTGCGTGCCGTCGTACTGT